GATTCTATTTTAGTGCTTTACGGTGCTAGTTTAGCAGATAGCGCAGAGGAAGCACACGAAGCTATGCAGATTTTGAGTGAGGAAGGCTTGCTTGAATTGCCAGCAGATGCTAAGGCAGATTTCTTAAATAATGTGTTAGATGAAAATGCTATTGAAGTGTTGCGTAAAGCGTTGAAACAAGACATCTACACATTTAGTCATGTTCCTAATTTAACAGATGAGAATTTCGCTAGTAATGTGTCTGGTGTGGCTATGGAATACAAGTTATTGGGCTTAGAAATGATTACTAAGACTAAAGAACAGCATTATAGTAAGTCACTTCGTAAGCGTATTAAATTGTTTTGTAATTATTTAGGTTTGAAACAAATTGCACTTGACGCAAAAGCAATCGTGCCACAATATAAACGTGGTTTACCTAAGAACTTGCTTGAATTGTCACAAATCATCAACAATCTTGATGGCAAAGTTAGTCTTCGTCAATTGATTTCTTTATTGCCATTCGTAGAAGACCCAGACGCAGAATTAAAAGCGCTCGAGGAAGAGCAAGAAAATAAAACTGACGAAGTTCCAGCGTTTGTTCAAAATTTGCCATTAGATCAAGAAGATGATGTAAATGAGTAAGAAACTAAGTTATTGGGAACGTCGTAAAGCACAGCTTATCTTTAACCAAATGGATAAAGCAGAAAAACAGGCTGATTCGTTTGACGCTATTTACGACGAAGCAAAACGCTATTTGACCAGACAATCTAACAAAGTATTTGATAAGTTTCAACGTGATTATGGCTTGACTGAAAAAGAAGCGCGTTTAGTATTAAAAACAATAAAAGATGATAAGACAATTGATAATCTTAAACGACAGCTTCAAGCACAGCCGGATAATCCAAACATCAATCAATTGTTAGCTGATTTAGACAGCCCAGCTTTTGCTTTTAGAATCAATCGCTTTAATGATTTGCAGAAACAGATTGATAATATTTCTAACAAGGTATATCAAAGCGAGAAAAAACAATCGGATACTTATTATTCTGATTTCATGAATGATAGTTATTATCATCATACTTACGAGCTTCAAAAACACCTTGGTGTTGCATATGATTTTAACACCTTGCCAGAGCGTGAGATTTCACGTTTACAGCGTTCTAATTGGTATGGGGATAATTATTCAAGCAGAATTTGGAACAACACGCAGGCGCTAGCAGATAGCCTAAAAAACGAGCTTTTAATTGGACTTATGACTGGACGCAGCACTCGTGATATTGCTGAAATCATTTCACAACGTTTTGATGTTGGTAAGAACGCTTCAAGGCGATTGGTTCGTACAGAATCAGCATATTATCATGGTCAAATGGAGTTGAAAAGCTATGATGAAGCTGACATCGGTCAATATCAATTTGTAGCTACGCTTGACTTAAGAACATCTACTATTTGCCGTGAGCATGACCAACTAGTGTATAAGACGAAAGAAGCGACAGTCGGCGTTAACTATCCACCTATGCACCCTTGGTGTCGTTCGACAACCATTGCTTACTTTAATGATAAGTGGGCTAAAGGTAAGAAACGACGTGCGAAGGACCCTAAAACAGGTAAAAACATACTTGTTCCAGCTGATATGACTTATGATGACTGGTACGCTAAACATGTAAAACCGCTGTATAAAGTTGACGGTTTGAAACAGTCTGATATTGATAGAGCTAACCAACAATACATCAAATACAAAGACATTTTAGGGGTTGAAAGAACTCCTAAAACACTGGCAGATTTTGTTGATTTAAAGTATAATAATGCTGAGGAATACAAGCAGTTAAGGCTTAAATCACGTCTGCAAGAACACATAAATAATGGTGATTTGTCTCTGACTATTAATCAAGACAAACAAAATAGACACACTCAAAATCATAAAGCTTATAATAATTATGTACAACGTAATAAGTCAAAGGGAAAACCAATACCAGGTTATCTTACTGTAGACAATGCGACTGTTCAAAAGATTATAAACGATAATTATTTGAACGGCACAATTATTAGACGGCAGGGTGGTCAGTATAGTGCTATTATTAAAACAGATACTAAAAGTGGTGTAGCTTATAGTATTTATGATTTAACAGGAGCTAATCCAATTGCGACTGATGAATTCACAATACATATTTCAAAATCGACAACGCATTTAGTCCCAAGAATACCAAGCGATAAAAAAACTAAAGGAGGTACCTCATGAAATTGTGGGAATATATAAATAAAGATGTTCGTATCATTTTAAATGATGGTATGTCTGTTTCTGGGAAAGTTTCTGATTGGTTTGACGGCTATGATATTGATGGCGAAGATGAAATTGTCATAGATAATCAATCGTACTCAGAAGACAATATTAAACAAATAGAAATCATAAGCACTTAGTCAATTTGATTAGGTGCTTTTCTTGTACTTAAAAGGAAATAAAAATTTATGGTAAATTTCATCTGGCAATTAGCCAGTTTTTTATTTGGCTTTATTGCAGTAGTGCTTTTATTGATTGCATTAATAGCGTTTATTGATGTATTTATCAAGGGAGTTATTAAAGCTCTAAAAAATAGTCGTAGCAATACGGCTTTTTATTTTGTCCAGGCATGGAAGACGTTAAAAGCTATGGATTTAATAGTCGGGGACGACTTAAAACATAGGAGGTGCCAAATATGGCAGAAGAAAACGACAACGTTGAAGTGGTAGAAACTGACAAGACTGCTGCAGGGTCTGAACAATCAAAGCCACAAGACGAAAAGAAGTACACAGACGCAGATGTTGATGCCATTATCGACAAGAAATTTGCAAAATGGAAAACTGAACAAGAAGCTAAAGAATCTGAAGCTAAAAAGTTAGCTAAGATGAACGCTGACGATAAACAAGCTTATCAACTTAAAAAGCGTGAGCAAGAATTGGCTGACCGTGAAGCAGAAATCAACAAACGCGAATTGACAGCAGAAGCTAAATCTATTTTAAGCGAACGTGGCTTACCAATTGAATTAGTTAACAATGTCAATTTGACTGACGCAGATAGTGTACATGAATCAATCGACCAACTACAAAAGAGTTGGGAGGAAGCTGTTCAAAAAGGTGTTTCAGAGCGCATAAAAGGTGGTAAACCAATTTCAAAAGCACCAAGTGCACCAGCTGAAATTACCAAAGAACAGTTTGACAAAATGGGTTACAAGAGCCGTAATGAGCTGTTCGAACGTAATCCTGAACTTTATAACAAACTGAAAGGATAATTAAACTATGCCAACAGGAACTACTAAATTAGCAAACATGATCAATCCAGAAGTTATGGCGGATATGGTTTCTGCAAAACTTCCAAAACTATTAAAATTTACACCACTTGCTTATGTCGAAACAGCGCTTGAAGGACAACCAGGTGACACTCTGACAGTTCCAGCTTTCGAGTATGCAGGTGATGCTACAGACGTTGCCGAAGGTGAAGCTATTCCACTTGACCAATTGACAACTAAAAAGACAACAATGACTACCAAAAAAGCTGGTAAAGGGTATGAAATTACCGACGAAGCTGTTTTATCTGGATTCGGTGACCCTATCGGACAAGCAACACATCAGCTCGGTTTGGCTATTGCTAACAAAATTGATAATGACCTTGTGGAAGTCGCTAAAGCAGCTACACAACACGTTGCTGAAGCACCAACAACACTTGAAACAATTGATAAAGCACTTCAAATTTTCGAAGATGAAGAAGATGTACGTTATGTCGCTGTCGTCAATCCAAAAGATGCTATTTCACTAAAAGCAAACATTGGTAAAGAATGGATTAAAGGTTCAGAACTTGGTGCTGAAATGGTTGTGGCTGGCACATTTGGTGAAGCTGGAGGAGTTCAAATCGTCCGTTCTAAGAAAGTAGAACAAGGCAAAGGATTCCTTGTGCAAGTATCTGCTAAACAAACAGATCCAGACGACGAAGCTAAATATGGTGCGTTCGTTATCAACTTGAAACGTAACATTGCTGTTGAAACAGACCGCGACATTATTAAGAAAACAACTGTAATCACTGGTGATGAACACTACGGTGTTTATCTATATGACCAATCAAAAGTCGTCAAATTTGGTGAATCAGAATAAGGAGCGTTTATGGGAATGCTACTAAGACGCCATTACCCACCTAAAAAGACTGTGGAAGTTGAAGAAGCTGATAGCTTGTCAGATTTGAACGTTAAAGAGCTAAAAGAATTAGCTAAGCAACGTGGTATTGAGGGTTATAGCACTCTAACTAAGCAGGAACTTTTGGAGGTGCTAAATGGTTAAATTAAAAGTGTTGCAAGATTTCCACGACTGGCAAGCAAAAGTTTTACGCCCAAAAGGAGCAGTCATTGAAGTGACTGAACAACGTTTCAAAGAACTATCTAAAAATCTTGAAGCGCAGGGAGTCAAAACTGATACAGTCGTGGAAGTCGTTAAGGAAGATAAGAAATCTTCTAAGTAACAAGTAAGGAGGTTTCATGAATAATCTTGAAACTTTACAAACGTTAACTGGTGAGAGTGATTCAAAATTACTTTCGCCTTTACTTTTGCGGGCTAAAAATATTATTTTGACAATGACGAACCGAACAAAACTAATTCCAGTTTTGGAGGGTTTACAGCTTGAATTGGCTCTGGAGTTGTACAATAAACAAGGTAGCGAAGGTGAGTCATCACGTAGTGAAGGTGGCGTGTCGGTCAGCTACAAAGACGGTATTTCAGAGACATTAAAAGCTAGTATTAATCAATACCGATTAGCAAAGGTGGGCGGATATGCGTTTGAAAAAGAACAGACTGAAACCGTATCTACTGAAGAAACATCAGACGATTAAAACTAACGAGGGTCTAAAAAGAACTGGCTATAGTGATGAAGGTGTTACGATTTATGCAGAAATATGGCCAGCGTCAGGCAATGTACAAGCAGAAGTATATGGACAACGATTAAGCTATATTTTAAATGCTTTAGTTGAACGCGATACAACGATTAATGAGCTTGACGGGCTATGTATTGATAGTGATAACGTGACACACAAAGTTATATCAATAAAAACTTACAGCAATCACAAGGTGTTGGAGTTAGAAGATGTCAGAAATCGTTAATGCTGATAAATTAATTGCAAAGTTACACAGGCTATCTGACAGCAGAACGGTTACAGACATTGTTTTAACGGCTGCCAATGGCGGTGGGAAAATGGTACAAGGTGAAGCTAAGCTACTAGCTCCCGTTAATACAGGTGAATTGCGTAACGAAGGTATACAAGTAAAAGCTGAAGCTAAAAGCGTCGGTGAAGCGATAGCAGTTGTTTACGTTACGAAAGAATATGGTATATACGTCGAACTTGGAACAGGACCAGTTGGGCAAGCTAACCACTCAGGTATTTCACCAGAAGTCACTGTCTCTTATCGTTCGACGCCGTGGTATGTTCATGAAAGTCAAATTGATGTAGGACCATATCACTTCCAAAAAGTAGGTGATTTCTATAAGATGTATGGTCAGCCAGCACAACCTTATCTATACCCTGCGTTAAAAAATAACGAGAAACGTGTTTCACAATATATTTGCACTTACGTTAATAAAAGAATAAAGGAAATTGTCAAATGATTAATATTAAACCGCTTATTTATAAAGAGCTTGAGAAGCTCACGGATAATGTCACAGACACTTATCCAGATGATTGGGAACATTTCCCAGTGGTTATCTATTTGGAAGAGGAAAACAAGCCTTACGAACAATACGATAACCAAGAACAAAAAACATATGTCAGATATAAGGTCGATATCTTTAACAACGACACGACAAGCGATATGGCTACGTCTATCAACTCTATCTTTGCAAGCTTGGGACTTAAACGTACGACTTGTCAAGATGTGCCAGACCCTAGCAATTTACGTCACAAGTTAATGCGTTTTGAAGGTATTGTTGACCTTAACTCTGAACTTGTTTATCAACAAAGAATGGAAGGATAATTTATGTTAGCAAATGGAATTACACTAGGTTACTCAACTTCTGGTAAAACTAGTTTTACGAATTTGACAGGACTGAAAGAAGTTCCTGAAATTGGGGTTGACCCAGAAAAAGTAGATAACACTACATTAGCAGATCCAGTTAAACAATATGAACTTGGTATTGGTGATGCGGGTGAACTGGAATACAAATTTGCCTTTTCAAATACTAAAGAAACTAATTCGTACCGTGTCTTGCGTAAATTGCAAGAAGCAGGAACTGTTGCCAACTTTGAACACAAATACCCAGACGGTACTAAGGTTAATTTCTCTGGTCAAGTTTCAGTTAAAATCGGTAGCGGTGTTGTCAATGGTGTTATTGAATTTACGGCAAGCATTGCGTTGCAATCAGCACTTGAATTTACAGACCCAATCGGAGGTTAATTAAATGTCATTACCATACACAACTTGGAAAATCGGCGAAGTTGAACACAAGTTACGTTTAACAACACGTCAAGCAGTAGTAATTGAAGAAAAACTTGGTGTCAATCTTTTAAAAGTATTTATGCCACGCCAAGACGAAGATTTCCCATTACCACCCCTTAAAGTGATGTTGGTGGTTATCCACGGAGCGTTGCAAAAATTCGAACACGGTGTCACACTTGATGATGTTTATGACATGCATGACGATTATGTTGACGCAGGTGGTGACCAAACTTCTTTATTGACAGATGTTATTATCCCACTTTTTGAAAATTCGGGTTTTATGCCACGTCAGAAAGAAACAACGGACGACCAAACGACACTAACTACAGTGAAGTAGAAGTAACGACGTCTGTTGAAATCATTTCTGCTAAAGATTATATCAATGGACTGTATCCTATGTTTTTGGACATCAAGGGCAGTCCTTTTGATTTTTGGGAGTATACTGTTGCTGAAATCATTGATTTAATTAATAGCTATAATCGTGTCTATACACAAAAACGAAAAGAACAGATTATAAACAACTATCAATTATCGCAAATGATTGCTAATCATGTTTCTTGCTTACTGTCTTCTGATTCTAAACCATTAGAGGTCTGGGAATATGCACCAGATTTATTTGATAAAGAGCGTGAGCAAATTGAAGAAGAACGTAGGCAACGTGATTTATTAATGCACAAAGAGCGCATGCGTGCGTTTGCAACACAGTTTAATGAACGTTTTAAAGATTAATTATCAAAGAAAGGAGGCGCAAGTATGAGTATGACTTTAGAAGAGCTTCAAGTCGTTATTGACGCGAAGATTTCACCATTCAAGCAAAAGATGCAAGAAGTCGAAAACAAGGTAAAGACTTCGAACGACAAAGTTCAAAGTAGTACATCTGGTATTAAAAATGCATTTTCTAAAATTGCAAAGATTGCTGCTTTTTCATACATTGGCAAAAAAATGCTCGATTTAGGTGTTACTTCAACACAAATGGCGTTGAAAGTTGTTGCTTCGGTCAATCAAATTAAGCGCCAAATGGGCGAAAGCTCGCAAACATTCTTAAAATGGATTGAAACCAACGCTAACGCAATGAATATGTCTGTATCTGACGCGACACAATATGCGTCCGTTTATTCCAACTTATTTAGTGGTTTTATTAAGGATTCTGATAAGTTAAGTGCCTATACAGGTAAAATGCTTCAAACATCAGCTGTCATTGCTGAAGGCACTGGACGAAGCATTACAGACGTTATGGAGCGTATTCGCTCTGGGTTGCTTGGAAATACAGAAGCTATCGAAGATTTAGGTGTTAACGTTAATGTCGCTATGATTGAGTCAACAGAAGCGTTTAAAAAATATGCTGGCGATTCGTCTTGGCAACAGTTGGACTACAACACACAACAACAAATTCGATTAATGGCGATTTTGGAACAAGCAACGGCGAAATATGGTAATACACTTTCTAATTCCGTAAATAGTCGTGTGAGCTTATTCAAGTCACTTTTAAAAGATACAGCATTAAACATTGGTAGTGCTTTGTTGCCAATTCTTAACGCGGTTATGCCAATCTTAAACTCACTAGCAATGGCACTAAAGAACGCTACAGCTAAATTAGCAGAATTTGTTAGCTTGATGTTTAATAAGAAAGCAAAGGTTAAGAATAGTGCATTGGATTCTTTGTCTGAAAATTTTGGTGGTCTAACTAATAACGCCAATGATGCAGCTGGTGCTGTAGATGATGTTGCGGACAGCTTAGGTGACGCAGATGACGCGTCAAGTGGTGTTGCTGATAACTTAGATGATACAGCAAAATCAGCGAAGAAAGCTGTTAAAGAATTACTTGGTCTAGCTGGTTTTGATGAAATCAATAGTCTTGGCTCAAATGATTCTGACTCTGATTCATCTAGTCCTAAATCAAGTTCACCGTCAAGTGGTTCAGGGAAAGGTGGTTCAGGCGGTGGCAATGGGAACGGCGGAAGCGATATTCTGCCTGAAGTAGCACTTGAAGACCTAGACAATAACTTTAAGAGTATTTTCGACGGTTGGGACAAGACGTTAAAACCTCTTTTAGATTATCTTTCAAAACTAAAAGATTTGTTTAAAGACGGCTTTAATGTCTCGTTTAGAGCTGACAGTCTTGAACGTTTTAAGGAAGCTTTAAAAGGCATTTGGCAGTCACTGAAAGATATTTTTGAGGACGGAACAGTATTAGCAGCCGCTGCAAAATTCGGTGAAAAGTTAGCTTATGCTTTAGGGCAAATAACAGGAGCGATAGCAAATGTCATCATGGGGATTGCGGTATTTATCGCTGAAAGTCTTAATAAATCACTCAATGAAACCAAATTTGACATAAAAAGTTGGCTAATTAGGCAATTCGAAATATCTGGCGACTTAGTAGCACATATCGGAAATATTGCACAAGCTCTTGGGCAAATATTTTACGACACCATCACAAGTACACCAGCCACTGACATAGGCAGTCATATTATTTCGGCGTTTACATATGCAGGAATGGGAATAGCAGAGTTATACACTAAGTCTTTGCGTGATATGTTTGGTGCTGTTGATACTATTTTGTCTGAAAACCAAGACAAGATTACTCGTAATTTAACAGGATTACTTTCAGCAGCTGAACCAGCTTTTGCTTCGCTAAAAGATTTAGTTAAAAATACTATGTCTGCTATTAATGCGACTTATGACGAACATATCAAACCATTTGTTGATTCTTTAGCAAGTGGGTGGTCAGAAATCGTAGGAACATTCCTAGATAGCTGGAATACTTATATCCAACCAGTGCTTGATAATATCGGACAAGGTTTCTCTGATCTAATGGATAACCACATTCAACCAATGGTTGATAAAGCGTTGGATTATTTCGGAGATATTATAGATGATCTAAAAGTTATCTGGGAAAATGTTTTACAACCGTTCTTCAATTGGCTAGCAGAGTGGATAGTCCCAATATTAGCGCCAGCCATTCAATATTTGGCAGATGTCTTCTTTGATGTCTGGGGCAAGATTGCTGATATTATTGGCGGAGTTATTGATATCCTTCAAGGCATCAACGACTTTCTTAAAGGTGTCTTTACTGGTGATTGGTCGTTGGCATGGGACGGTATCAAGCAAATCTTCTCTGGTTTCTCTACCATTCTAGAATCTCTTGTCATGATGCTGTGGAATGCCATTGTTGGACTTTTCAAAGCGGCGTGGAACACACTTGTAGCTATTGTACAAGCAGGTTGGGACGGTATTGTTAAAATATTTAGTCCAATCGGCAAATGGTTTGGCGACCGTTGGAACGACATTGTAAAAGCCTTTACTGGTGCTGGTCAATGGTTTACTAAGAAATTCCAAGAAGCGTGGGACGGACTAACTAAAATCTTCCAATCTATCGGTAAGTGGTTTACTGATAGATACAATGATGTTACTAAAGCATTTTCAAATGTTGGTAATTGGTTTAGACAAAACTTTAATGCTGCATATTCTAACGTTCAAAACGTCTTTTCTAGCATTGGCAATTGGTTTAGGTCACGCTATAGTGATGTCACTAATGCTTTTTCTAGTATTGGTTCATGGTTTGGAAATACCTTTAGAGGCGCTTGGTCAAATGTAACGTCCGCTTTTAGTGGTGTCGCTAATTTCTTTAGAGGAATTTATAACACTATCAAGAATTCATTTACTAACATTGGTACTGCTATTGGTTCGGCTGTTTCTGGTGCTTTTCGTTCAGCAATGAACTCTGCATTTAGTACAGTTGAGAATGTTGTTAATAGTTTTATTGGCATGATTAATGGTGTTATTGGTGTTATTAATAAAATCCCTGGTGTTAGTCTTGGGCGCATTGGTCGTGTTTATATTCCTAAACTTGCCCGTGGTGGGATTGTTGACAGTCCAACACTTGCCATGATTGGTGAAGCAGGTAAAGAAGCGGTCGTACCACTTGAAAATACTGGTTTCCTTCAAACAATGGGACGTGTCGTTAGCACAGCAGTCGTTAACGCTCTGGGGTCAGGCAATCAACAGTCAGGCTTTTCAGGCGACGGCGACATCATTATTCAAATCGGTGGTAGTGAATTCGGAAGAATTGCTATCAAGGAAATCAACAAAGAACAACAACGAGCAGGTCAAATACTGCTTAAGATTTAGGAGGTTCAATGAGCAATTTAATTATAAATGGCGTTTCAGTAGTGCCGCCTAAAAGTTTTCAAGTGAATGTGCAGGACATTGACGGCGAAACTGGTCGAAACGCAAACGGCGATATGGTCAGAGACAGAATAACCATTAAACGTAAACTAGAAATTGAGTGGGGGATGTTAACACAGTCAGAATGCAGTGCGATACTTAATGCAGTATCTGCTGTATTTTTTAGCGTGAGCTATCCAGACCCTATTTCTGGACAATCAACACGGACTTTTTACGTTGGTGATAGAACGGCGCCAGCTTATTCATTTACTAACAAATTTAAGCCGTGGAGTGGGTTAAAATTTAATTTGGTAGAAAGGTAATTTATGGTAAGTTTTAACGAAGCAATGCTATCAAACGACCGTACCTTGGCTATTAGAGTGGGTGATTTCACATCAGAAAATATCAAGACTGCCAATTTTAAGTATGGCTATATTACTGGTGATGACTTTACACCTGGCGGGACATATGCTGGTACGGCTTCAATACTGTTTACTAGCATTGTCGAATCATTCAAAAAGCTAGATGTTGTCTATCCAGAAATTGGTCTGTTAGTTGGTAGTAAAGTTGAATGGGTCAAAATGGGAAAATATTACATTGATGATATTAAGATTGACCGAAACGCCAACACTACTGAAATTGAACTTATGGACGAAATGTTTAAGCTCAATGAAAGTTTTAAAACCGATTTAAAATACCCAGCACAAATCCGTGATGTTATTTTAGAAGTCGCTACTAAAACTGGTGTTACACTCGCTACTGATGATTTTGGCACAACAGCTATTCAACAACACGTTGACGAGCCAACAGGTGATAAACTCACTTACAGAGACGTTCTTAGTCAAGCAAGCCAATTGCTTGGCTTTTCTTGTTTCTTTAATCGTAATGGCGAGCTGGAAGTAAGAGGATTGACCGAATCTGGTATTACAATCACTGCTGATAATTATTTCTTGCATGGTCTTGAAAAAAGTGAAGTTGAATATCAAATCGCTGGCATCACTTGCGAAACTAAGGATGATGAAGTTTTGACAGTCGGCTTGCAGACTGGTAGGTCGCTTGAAATTGAAAATCCGTTAGCAACACAAGATACGTTAAATGCACTCTATTATGCGTTGAAAGACATTACTTATTATCCATACGATTTAAGCTATCAAGGTCATTTAAAACTTGACGTCGGTCAATGGGTAACGATTAAAACTAATAAAGATGAAGTCTTTAAAGTACCTGTGCTTTATCAATCATTTAGTTTTAGCGGTGGGTTAACAAGTACAATTAGCGCTGATAGCGTGGCTGGAAGTGATGCACAATACACTTATGGCAGTTTTGTTACTAAGAAAATCGACCAGAAATCAACACGAATTCAAGCGGAAGTCCAACAGCAATTAAAATACGCTGACCAAGAATTTAAGAAAGTCAGCAATGAGATGTTGCAACAATCACTTGAATATCAAAATAGTGTTAGAAACGAACTCGCCACGTCTAAAGCAGAACTTGAAACGCAGATTGACACAGCTAAAACGCAAGCGGAATTAAACGCCAAAACATATGCTGATGAAATCAACCAAGCAACAGCAGAAGTCGCAGAGCAAGCTAATACGGCTGCTAACAGCTTGAAATCTGACTTAGACAAAGTCAAGACTGATTTAACCACAGTATCAAATACTGCTAACAGTGC